CGCCGGCTGGATCACGGAGATCCCCGGAGACGTGATCGATTACGCCTACATTCGTCGCGACATCGACGCGTTGGCGGCGGAATACCACGTCGTGCAGATCGCCATCGACGCGTGGAACGCCGCCGAAACCGCCCAGCGGCTGCAGGACGATCACGGCTACGACGTGAAGACGTTCCCGCAGAATATGTCGAATTTCACCGGGCCGTCGAAGGAGTTGGAACGGCTGGTGCGCGGACGCCTCCTGCGGCATGGAGGCAATCCCGTGCTGGAGTGGATGGCCTCCAACGTGGTCGTGTATCCCGACTGCAACGAGAACATCCGGCCCGACAAGTCGCGCAGCGCCGAACGCATTGACGGCATCGTCGCGGCCATTATGGCCCTGGGAAGTTTAGCCCTGACGCCTTCCACCGCGTCCGGCTGCATGTTTGTGTGTTGAGCGCGCGATGATCAAAAACATTCGGAAGGCGTGGCGGGCCGCGTGGCGCGTACTGGCCAGCGGGACGGCGAGTCCGGCCCAATGGCTGGTGGACTGGGTGCGGCAAAAAACCAACGATAGCGGCGTCGAGTGGTCGCAGACGACCGCGCTCACCTATCCGCCGGTGTGGTACGCCGTCAACAAAATCGCCGGCAACGTGGCGCAGTTGCCGCTGGTCCTATATCAGCGCGACGGCGACGTTGGCAAATCGAAGGCGACGGCCCATCCCGCTTACCGGCTCGTCAAGCAACACCCGAATGACTTCCTCACGCCGAGCGTGTGGAAGGAAACTATGATGCTGCACGCGCTGCTGTGGGGCGCTGGGCGTAGCGTCATCGAGCGCACCAATGGCGGCGTCCCAGTCTCGGTGTCGATCCTGCCTCCGGACGCGACGAAGACGATCGTGATCCACGACCAGCGTGAGAACGTGTCGTCGAAGTGGCACGTCTGGCGATCGGCACGAACGATGCGCGAGTATCCATTCCCCGACCGCGACGTGCTGCACATTCCCGGGCTCGGATACGACGGGATCACGGGATATTCGGTGATCGAACTGGCCAAGAACTCCTGGGGACTCGGTCTGGCCAGCCAGAAGGCGGCGAATCGGTTCTTTCGTAACAACGCCGTTCCGTCGCTGATCCTGGAGGCTCCGGCCGGCACGTTTCGAGACGAGGCGGCCGCGCAGGAATTCATCCGGCGCTTCAACGAGTACCACCAGGGCCTGGATAACCAGGGCCGCGTCGGCCTGCTGCGCGAGGGGATCAAGGCCAATCCGCTGGCGATGTCCGGCAAAGATTCCCAGTTCATCGAGCAGCGTAAATTCCAGCGCCAGGAAGCGGCGCTGTGGTTCCTCCTGGAGCAGATTCTCGGCGACGACGCGAGCGTCTCGTATAACTCCCTGGAACAGAAGAACCTCGCCTACCTCACCAATTGCCTGATGCGGTGGTTGCTGAAATGGGAGGAGGAGTGCGGCGAGAAACTGTTGACGGAACGCGAAAAACGCGCGGACTCGCACTTCTTCAAATTCCAGACTGCCGCGCTGCTGCGGGGCACGACGAAAGAGCGCTACGAGGTCTACCGGATCGCGCGGACGATCGGCGTGCTGTCACAGAACGAATGCCGCGCCCTGGAGGACATGAATCCAGTGGAGGGAGGGGACAGCTACCAGAATCCGAACACCACGGCCAATACGGCGGACAACGGGCAGTCGCGCGATGGAGACGACGGCACGGCCGATGGCGACGACGACGACACGTCGACCGCGAATGCCCGCGTCCGCCAATTGGTGCGGGCGCAACTGCGCGACTTCTTCCGCGTCGAGATCAAGACGGTGCGCGACGCGGCGGCCAAGCGGCATAACTTCCTCGCCTGGCTGGACGACTTCTACGGCTCGTGGGAGGCGCGGACCGCGAACGTGTTTGAAAAATGCGGCGGCGACTGGCGGCAGGCCAAGGACTACTGCGCGGACTCGCACGCGCGACTGGTGGAGATCGCGGGCAACGCGACCCAAGACGAACTGTCGCGGTGCGTCGCTGAAGGCACGGCCGATTGGCTCGACCGGGCCGACGAGTGGGCCGAGAAAATCGCGTCTCGAAACTGAAAGGTGACGTCATGCCGGAACTGTTCATCTATGACGATATCGGGCCGGATTGGGCCGGCATGGTATCCGCCAAGCGGTTTATCGACGATCTGGCCAAGATCCCGGCGGATGAGTCGGTCACGGTGCGGATCAACAGTCAGGGAGGCAGCGTCATCGAGGCGGACGCCATCTACAACGCCATGTTGCGGCGCGGCGTCGCGGTGGCGATTGACGGACTGGCGGCGTCGGCGGCGTCGCTGGTGGCGATGGCCGGGACCACGATTGAGATCGCCGCCAACGCGTTGGTGATGATCCACAACCCGTGGACGATCGCGATGGGCGACGCGCGGGAGATGCGCAAGGTTGCGGACATTCTCGACAAGTTCGGCGGCAGCCTGAACGGCGTCTACGCGCGGAAGACCGGACAAGATGCGGCGCTGATCCAGGAATGGATGGACGCCGAAACCTGGATGAACGCGGAGGAGGCCGTCGAACGCAAGTTCGCGACGTCCATCGTCGACGCGTCCGACGTGGAGGCCGCGATCAGTCCCGGACGTTTCCGCAACGCTCCTACGACAATGCCGGCCGCGGCCAAGCAGGCGCGGCAGCCGTCGCTCTGGTCGCGAACGGTGCTCAAGCTGCGGGCCGAGATTCTGCGTCGGAGCGTCCAATGATTTGGCTCGTGCTGGGCAGCTCGCCGTCCGCGCCGGCCGCGCTCGCGACCGCGCGGGCGCAATACGCCGTGAACAAGACGGTCACGTGCAATCGCGGGCTGCTGCTGATCGACACGCCCGACGTGTACATCTGCAACGACGGCACCGCCTGCCAGGCGTTCCAGCGTCAGGCGCGCGAGGCCCGCGAGCGAGGGACGTGGTGCGTCACGCTCGACCGCATGCCGGCCGCGCTCAAGGCGCGCGGCGTCGATTGGTTCGACGAGTTTGTGCCCAACAGTCCGCCGTGGGAGCCGTTCCGCCTGACGGGCCTCTGGTGCCTGGAGTACGCCTGCCGCCATGGCGCCAGCAAGGTGCTGCTGTGTGGCATGGGCGGCTATAGTTCGCGGGAGCCGAACTACTTCGTTAACGTGCTCAATCACGAACTGGACCCGGCCAAGGCGGATCGGCACACCGCCACGATTTGCGGCCCGGTCACACAGCGGATTGTGGATAAATTCCCGGAGATCGAGTTCGTCTGTTACGGACAGCCACACTACCAAGTGGAGGCGAAAAATTGGCGTATCGAACCCATCGCGTCGTCGTCGTGATCCCAGCGCGCGGGGGAAGTAAGGGCGTCCCGCGCAAGAACCTCCGCCAAATCAACGGTCAAACGCTGGTGGAACGCGCCGTGCGCGCGTCGCTGTCCTCCGGGACGGCGGATCAAGTCTACGTGTCCACCGAGGATGACGAGATCGCGGCGGTCGCGCAGCGGTGCGGCGCGCAAATTGTGTTACGTCCGCCATCGCTGGCGGGAGACGCGGTGCCGACGCAGGACGTGTTGTTGCACGCGGCCAAGTTCCTGAGCGCCGACATCCTCTGTCTGGTCCAGTGCACCGCGCCGCTGATGGGTGGCGCGGATCTCGACGGGACGGTTTCAAGACTGGTGGAGACGGGCGCGGACGTGGCCATCGCCTGCACTCCCAGCGATGCGATGTCGTTTCAGGAGTTGGATAGCGGGGAGTTGCGTCCGATTGAGTGGGACGTCTTGGCGCCACCGACGAGGCGTCAGGATCGTCAGGTAATCTGGGACGTCGAGGGCAGCGTGTGGGCGACGTGGCTGCGTGATTTCGTGGCGCGCGGACGGTTCCACAGCCAACGGATGGTGGCCCACCACGTCGCTCGCCGGCGGCTGGATATCGACTCCGAAGAGGACTTGGCCTGGGCGCAGGCTATTCTGGGCGCGGAAAAACGGTTGACGGAGTACGGCGGTGGAGTATATTATCCGTCGTAGTTAAGGCAAGCGTTCACGCAGCTTATCAGTGGCGTGGTTCGCAAGCGCGGTTTTTTCCAAACACCGCCAGCGGATCAGGCCATTTTTTGTTGATCCGCCGGCCACCTCGATAGCCTGGAGGATCGACAATTGAAAACCATCAAAGAGCTTGAGGAACGCGCGCAAGAGCTGTGCGACCAAGCCACGGCGATCACCACGATCGCCGAACAGGAGCAGCGGGAAGTCACCGACGAGGAACGCCAGACGATCAATGGGCACCTCGCCGAAGTGGACAAGGTCAAGGCGGATCTCGTTTGGATGCGGAAACTGGAAGCGGCGCAAGCGGAGATCGCCGCCAGCCGCGCCGCCGCAGTCCGCCAGTCGGAAGCCAACGCCATCACGGTGCCGGCGTCCGTCAAACGGCACGCCAAGCTCAAGGCGTTCCGCGGCGACCTCGCCGAAGAGCGCGCCTATTCCTGCGGCCAGTGGCTGCTGGCCACATTCGGCCGCGACGAGCACGCCGCGCAGTTCTGCCGCGACCACGGCATTCAAGCGTCGATGAGTGGCGGTTCAAACATGCTGGGCGGCGTGCTGGTGCCCGACGAGTTCGAGAACGCCGTCATCGATCTGCGCGAGGAGCGCGGCGTCTTTCGCCGCAATTGCCGCGTGCGGCCGATGGCGGGAGACACGCTGATTATCCCGCGCCGCACGGGTGGGCTGACAGGCTACTACGTCGGTGACAACACGGAGATCACGGCCAGCGACAAGGGCTGGGACAACGTGCAACTGACGGCGCGGAAGCTGGGCGTGCTGGCCAAGTGGTCGTCCGAACTCAATGAGGACGCGGTGATTTCGCTGGCCGACGACTTGGCCTCCGAAATCGCCTACGCCTTCGCCAACGCGGAAGACCTGGCCGGCTTCATCGGCGACGGCACGAGCACCTATGGCGGCATTACGGGCCTCAAGAACGCGCTGCAAGCCGGCTCCGAGGTGACTGCCATCACCGGCAACACCGCGTTTTCCACGCTCGACTTGGCGGACTTCGAGTCCATGGTGGGCAAGCTGCCGATTTACGCGCAGCAGAACGCCAAGTGGTTCATCTCCAAGGCTGGTTGGGCAGCATCCATGCTGCGGCTGGTGGACGCGGCCGGCGGCAACACGATCGCCGATCTGTCGGCGGGCGCGACGCCGCGATTCCTGGGATACGAGGTCGTCTGGTCGCAGGTGATGAACTCCACGCTCACGGCGCAAACCAGCACCGAGGGCCTCGTGTTCTTTGGCGACTTGGCGCAGGCCGTGGCGTTCGGCAGTCGGCGCGGCATCGAATTGGCGATCTCGGCCGACCGCTATTTCGAGTACGACCAACTCGGCATTCGCGGCACGGAGCGCTTCGACATCGTCGCGCACGAGGTCGGCACGTCGTCGGTGCCCGGGTCGATCATTCAACTCAACACGCCGGCCAGCTAAGCGGCGAATTTCACGAAAGGAACCACAGCGCCATGATTCACGCGCAAAACGTCAAGTATGTCTACTGCGTCCCGCCGCAGGCCATCAAGGACAACGCGTCCTGGACGACCGCCGAGCTGGATTGTAAGGGCTGGGACTATCTCGAGGTGATCGCACTGGTGGGCGCGACGGACATCGCGATGGCGGCCCTGTCGGTCACGGAGTCCGACACCAGCGGCAGCGGTCACGCGGACGTGACCGGGCTGGTCTGGGGCACGTCGAGCAATATCGACGGGTCAACCTCCGCGCTGCCGTCCGCCACGGACGACAACACGTTCCAGGTGGCGCAGATCGACTTGCGGAAACGCAAGCGGTACATCGACGTGACCGCGACCGCCGGCGATGGCACGGCCGGCACGTACGCCACGATCATCTACCGGCTCTCGCGGGGGGAGATCGGTCCCAACACGATGGCCGAAATGGGGTGCAACGAGGTCTTGAGGGTCTGAGCTGTCATGCGGGTCAGACTATTACGGCCGTGGCATGGGCGCAAAGTCGGACACGTCTTTTCGCTCATGCCCGACGGCCAAGCCAATGTGTTGATTTACCGGGGAATCGCCGAACAGGTGACGACGGATGACATCCCTAGCGCGGGCCGTGAGGACGGTGGCCGCCGGGTTCGCGCCGGTGACGACGTCCGAGGCAAAAAAGCAACTCGAAATCGCTGACGCGATCACGACGCACGATATTCACATCGGCCATCTGATCGATACCGCGACGGAGTTGATCGAGGCCGACACGGGCGTCGCGCTGTGCTCGTCGACCTGGCAATGCAAGCTGGACGAGTGGCCCGCCGCTGGATACATCGAATTGCCCATTAGGCCGGTGTCGGCTATCGGGTCGATCACCTATTACGACACGTCCGGATCGTCGCAGACGTGGTCGAGCGCGAACTACACGCTGGACGCCAACCGCGTCGTGCCGACGATTTTCCCCGCGTACGGAGTGTCA